GCGCGTAGAAGGGATCCAGCGCCGTACCACAGTTTGCGCCTTGCGCTCCGCCTCCGCCGGTGTCTTGGCATCACTTCCAGCTGCTTGGAGCGCCGCATCAAATGCAGTGCCCCAGCGAACCACTGCCGCGTCGAGTGCGTACGCCTCAAGCCCTTGCAGGCCAACGATTTCGGAGTACGGACGGTTCAACGCTCGGCTCATGGTCCAGGCCTTTACCAAGTTATCCGGCGTTACGAAAGTTGTCCAGGCCCTTGACGTTGCGGAGAGCGTGCTCCAGGATGGCGATCCGGTCCATCAGATCGATGTCACCGACGGCCACCGATCCCTCCGGAACAGGATTGGTCTCGTCGTCCGCGTGCACATGCGGCTCCGCTACGGCCATGATGGTGATCTTGTTGACGAGGTCCAGCAACGTGCCGAACTCTTCGCGAGTCGGCATCTGCTGCTTCTCCGGCGGCAAGCCCTGCGACTGGTTCACCAGCGCCTGGGCCAGTCCATCGAGTCGCGTCACCTGGTCCAGCACGCCTTCCATCAGCAGGCGCTCCATCTGGAGCGGCCGCATGATGCAGCGCTGCCCGGACGGCACCGTGAACTCCTCACTGGAAGTCTTGCGGCCCCACACGTTCCCGTCGCCGGAGAACACCGGAGCAGGCTGCGTGACGATCGAGGGGAAGGGCGAGGCGACCGCTACGCCCGCATGGGCAGGGCGCTCCTCAACCGGCGCACCCGGGGCACTCACAAGCGGCTTGGTGAAACCGCGTGCCTGCGCGGCTGCGAAGTCAGCCGGAGTCATCTGGGAGAGTTCAACGGCGGTGTAATCGCCGAGACCTGCGTTGCTGTTCTCGCCTGGCATCCTTGTGCTCCTGTTGGCGTAGATGGGTTTTGGAGGACCGGGGCGCACCCGCTACGAAGGCACGCCCCGGCAGTTCGGTTGAGCCTAGACGATCGCCGCAGCTGTCTCGTTCTCCACCATGTCCCAGACCGCACCGACGTTGGCAGCGGTGAGGGTGGCGATGGCGGTGCCCTCCGCGTGGCTGACCCAGAACTCGCCATCCGCGAGGGTGCCGGAGATCTGCGTGGCCTTGCAGCGGTGCAGCACCTGGTGGTGGTCGCCACCGGATTCCGACATGCTCTGTCCCTCAGCAAAGAAGTCCGGGTACGCGTCGGTGCCCATGCGCCGCCACTGCTTCTTGATGTTGGGCGTAGTGCCGGTGGACGTGATCGCCCCGCCAGCAATGACGGTGTATGCCTCCAGCGAGATACCGCCGGATTCCAGCGTCCAGCTGACGTTGTCGATGGTGACGCGCTGCGCGATCACCTGGTCATCACCGCGCAGCGTCTGGCTCGTGGTCTCTTCGGTGAACTCCAGCGTCTGTGCCGCAGGGAGGTCCACCAGCGTGCCCTTGACGCCGGTAGCGTCGAGCGTTGCGACCTTGACATCGCGCAGACCGTACGGCATCCGGTGAATGCTAAGGGCCATCTTTCACTCCTCTCGGATCTCTCGGTACCGCTTGGTGCCGATGAACTCTCCGTCAGCCGAGAAACGATGGAGTACCAACACTCCCGGCTCCTTGCCGCAACGTGCGCTCCGGCAACTTACCTCCAGCGCCCCATCGATGATCTCGCCGTGCTTGATCCCGCTAGGGCACCGCAGCTCTACTCGTTGACCACCTTGTAGCCGGGCATCTTGACGACACCCTGTACTATCGCCGGATCCAGCCCCTCGGTGTCGAGGAGCATCCGGTTGCCCTTCTGGCCGATCTTGGGGCCGAACTCGTCTCGCTTCCAGACGAGATCCTTGGTCGGCTTGTCGATCTTCAGGCGCTCCCACACCGAATCTCCTTTCGGAATGGTGTGGGCGGTCAGGAAGGCCGTGCCGTGCGGACTCTCCGGATCCCCCAAGTACTCGATGTACTCGCGCGTCGCGGGCGCGGCCTCCTCGGCCACCTGCTTGCTCTCGATCGCCATTACAGGCTCCTCCCGGCAATCTGCCAGCTGCTGAACTTCATGTTTGCCTTGTAGTCGACGTCCAGGTCATCACCGGAATGCCCTAGGTAGTCCGCCTGTGCGATGTACCCGTCCGCACCGGTCACGTCCGTGATGCCGGATAGCACCGTGAACACGCTCGGCGTAGCCAGGTACGGACCACCCAGGGCCGCGTCGATCCGCTTGTAGCTGCCCCGTCGATCGTAGAGCCTCACCTGGAGCTGATGCATATCCGCACCGCTGTTGCTCCGGACCGGCGAGAGCCACTGTAAGATGGCGAAGGGCAGCTCAGGGTTATCTTCCACAGCTCCAAGCTGAAACCAACGCTCCGTTGGAATGAGACTGGTTAGCTGTGGGGTTGCGATGAGGAGGTCGCGGATGGTCTTCCTCATAGCCTGTCCAAGAGCTTGCTGAAGCTTGCCATGACTTTCGGTCCGTACTCGTTAAGCGTTGGGACGATGATCGGGCGCTTTCGCATGTACCGCGTGCCGCGTTCCAGATAGATCCCGTACGTCACCGAGTGCGCCAAGATGATGCCGAACACATTCCCGGAAAGCTTGGTAGCCTTGGCGAAGAGTCCGTTGCGGGCGTTGGTGGTCCGGTCCCTCCACGGCGCGTTGTGCTTCATATGCGCCTCGATCCGGCTGTCCCAATACCGGCAAACGCCATAAGCCGCGCGATTCAGTTCCTTGTCCATCTTCTTGATCCCCAGCCGCAGGAACTCACTGCTGAAGCTGAAGGAGAACTCAGCGCCCAAGGCGGATCACCTCGCCCTTGAGCTCATACTTGCGGTCATCGATGTAGACCACCTCGTACCGAATGCCGTCCAGCACGAACTCATCGTAACGCTCCATGTTGGCGTCCGTAGGCCCCATAAGCATGTACTGCGGGGTCGCGGATTCACCCTCAGAGGTGGTTCGCTCTGTTGCGCCGTCCTCCTGCGGGAGTAACCGGAGACGTTGTGCGGGTAGGGATACCGGTTCGCCTACCGCGATCCCACCGGCACCGTCGTCCGTGCGCGTCCGGCGCAGCAGGATCACGTCTCGCGCGTCCGCCTCGATGAAGGCGAGCGAGATCCGCTGCTGCGCCTTGAGTTCAGCCGGACGGAGCGTCATCGGGTCAGCCTCGACATTCGCGTGCCGCGCACTGCCGTCCCGGTTCCCGGTGCGTTTGGGTCCACCTTGGTGAACATGTCGGCCATCGCCAGCGCGTTCTTCTGCAGATCACCAAGGGAACGTGAGGATCCGGACTCGCTGACGTTGACTAGTGCCGCAAACGCTGCGGCCTTCTCGCGCCAGATCGCAGAGGCGAGCGCTTCGTTAGAGGCTGCCAGGTCCATCCGCGCGCCTAGCGACGCATCGGTGTACGGGTCCTTGTCCGCCTGCTCGTCGATCAGCAGTCGGAAGGCCGCAATCTCATCCGCCGTAGCCACGGTGACCTCCCCTACCTAGTGCTGAGCCGGGGCGCGAATCCAGCACGCCCCGGCTCCAGCGTTGCCCTCAGGCTGCCGCGTCGTCCGCGTAGAGCGCGTTGACCTTGGCCGTCTTGTCGCCGGTCACGGGAAGGTTGCGGCGCTTCAGCTCCGCGTCCAGCTCCGACACCTTCCAGTTCTCGTACGGGGCCACGTCGCTGTCGTCCTCGTCCACCTGCGACTCGTCCACCTTGACGTTGACGCCCATCTCCCGCAGCCGCGCCAGCAGTTCGTCTGCCGACTCCACCTGGCGCAGCCCGGTGTTGAGCTGCATCACGCGCGGTCCGGTGCCGTCGCCGGAGGTGTCCGAGAGCAGTTCGTTGACGTCCTGCTCGTGTCGCTCGGCGGCACCGTGCAGCTCCGCGTCACGCCCACGCTCGGCGAGGTACTTGGCCTCATCCGGCGTCAGCGGCGTGCTGAGATCCACTGCCATGCTCATGGTTCCTCCTTACCAGACCATCGAAGCGGGAACGGTGTACGCGCCACCCGAAGCATCGAGCTTCATGATGGCCGCCGCGCCGCGCTGGCGGACGCCCGCACCGATGCCCCGGATGAAGTGGGAATCGATCAGCGGGTAGTTGTTGTTGTTGCCGGGCTTGAGGATCAGGCCCTGCAGGTTCGGATCCTCGTCCTCGCGGATGCCGATGATGTTCAGGTCCACGGACTGTCCGGCCGTCGCCGCACCGACCACGTAGCCCTGCGGGATGGAGTAGTCCTGGATGAACAGGTACGGTCCCCAGGTGCCCACGACCTCCAGGCCCGCGAACGAGTTGGGGGCCAGACCGCCGACCAGCTGGTAACCGGGCGGCAGCAGCAGGGACATGTTGGAGCCGGTGGCCGGGATGAAGTCGTACAGCGAGACCACCGTGGACGCACCGCCGGACACGAACGCCTGGTTGCGGACGTACTTGACGACGGACGCCTGCGCGTCTGCGGGGTTCATCAGGAAGATGATGTTGTAACCCTGCGCACGCGTGAAGCCGTGGTGCTCGATGGTGCCCGCGATGTCCAGGAGGTCCTGCGGGTCGAATGCCACCTGGCCCGCGTTAGCACCGGTCGACAGGAAGTGCGTGTGCGATCCGGCGAACGTCAGGCCCTTGTAGGGCGGAGGCACCGTGCCGTCGGCGTTGTAGAGCGCCACGACGGTGAACGGCGTGGCGATGCCGTCGATGGTCGACGTACGGTTGGCGTTGTTGAACAGGCTCTTGGTGACCTGCTCGAACACCAGCGCGTTCTCCGCCTCGATGGCCTGCTGCATCACCATGTCGATCTGGCGCTGCGTGGCCTTGGCGAGGAAGCGCCAGGTGTAGCCCTGCCGCATGTCGTACCAGTCGAACGGGTAGGCCCGGCTGGTAACGCTCGGCACCGGCCGGATCGACTGCGCGATGCCGAACTCGGACGCCAGCTCGAAACGCTCGGTGCCCGGCGTGCCAACCTCGTCGACGATCCCGTTGACCGGGCTGGAGAGCAGGTCGATCAGCGGCTGGCGAGCCTGGTTGAAGCTGTCCAGCGCGGCCTGGTAGTCGTCCCAGATCTGATTGAGATCCTGCCCGTCGCGAGTCCGGGTGAGGATATCCGCTTTGGCGGAATAGCCCTTTGCCATGTCGGTTTACCCTCCTCTCTCAGGTGGCCTGGGTCGTGGGGACGCGGACGATGAGACGGGCCAGCTCCACCGTGAAACCGATGGCCTTGCCCGACGTGGAAACGGCGTCCACCGTGCCGTCGATGTGGCAGTACACCAGGGCACCGGCCGTGAAGGCCACGCCACCGGTGGTGACCGCGTCACCGATCTCGCCATCCGTCATGACGTCGATCTGGGCACCGATCGGCATGGCCTCCGTCGGGCAGATCAGCCCTCGGATGTCGATCAGGCCCGTTCCGCCGATGACCACGCGTCCCGAGGTGTTGATGGACACCGCGCGGATCTTGCCGATGTCCGAGGACGTCAGCGCCGCGTTGAGCCGCGCCCGGAAACCCCCGTCATACGGGTCATACTTGTCATACCGACTCACTAGGTCCCTCCTTCCGAAGGGCTCGATGTTGTCGGGGCCTAGCTCTGCTTGACCCGCGTCTGGAGTGCCGGGATCCGGGCCACCATGCCCTTACCGCTGGGCTTGGCACCGGTGGATCCGCCGTTGTTAGCCGGAGCCGTGCCGGAGGGCTTGGGAGCCTCCTGCGTCGCCTCCTTTTTCACCAGGTAATCGTTGGAAGTCGCCAGCGCCTTCAGCGCATCCTTCAGGCCGCGCACGCTGCCGTCCTCCTCGATCGTGACCTGGCTGAGGTCCACGAGCTTCAGGGCCGACTCCGGGTTGTGCCAGGTGAAGGTGTTGTCCTTCAGGAAGGCCACCTGCAGCGCTAGCTGCTGGTTGGTCGCCTGGAGCTTCTGCACCTGTTCCTGAGCTGCCTGGTAGTCACGCTGGAGCTTTTCGGCCTCCGGCAAGTCCTTGTCGCGCAGCTGCTTGAGCTCTTGCTCCGCCTTGCCTGCGCGCGTATCGGCAGCCTTCATCCGAGCGATCACCGCATCCAGATCCGCGCGACTCACAGTGTCCGTGGTCTGCGGCTGCTGGTTCTCGCCGCCACTCTGAGCGGTGGTGTTCGGTTCGGTCGTGGTGCCGCTACCGGTCCCGGTGACGTCTCCAGCACCACTCTGAGTGCCTGCCGCGCCGCTCTGTGCGCCTTCACCTACGGGGGTGGTCATGCCTTTCAGCCTCCTGTTATACCGGACATCGTAGCTATCCGCTACAGCAACTCTATCCTGACTTGGGAATTAGACCTTTTGGCAGGTTTGCTTTGAGGAACCGATCGAGGTATTCCGCGTACGCCTCTGGGAACACCCAAACCATTCTGCGCAGCTCCTCGTCGCTCAGATCTGCGAACTTCACGACGGCTGCACCGCCTTGCTGGTCCCTAATGACTGTGGTTTCCAAAACGCTCCTCCCACTTGAATCGCCGCGCGTACTCGCGCGCAGCAGGGTTGGTCGTCTGGCCATTCGTCAGTGACCATTCCGCAAACGCTTCGGCGTATCCCTCAGCCGGAGTATTGTGATCGTTATCGCCAACTGTGCCGTACCGAGTCATTCCGCCAGCAGCAACCGCGTCCTTATGGACGTGCTTATTGCGAGCATCATCCTTGTCAGGGAATGCGTGGCCCCACTCGTGCGCAAGGACGTAGAGCGCGGACGGCACGCCCTTACTGACTGGCATTCCGGCCCAGATGTCCTGCGTCATTACGCGCTCATTGATGCGCATATGCCCGGTGCTGATGGTGGTCTCTCCGCCGACATTCCAGCCGAACTCGCTGGAGGGCGCTACCCGGATCGCCAGCTTCCGATTGGCCGGGAACTTGGACTGCATATGATCCACATGCCCAAGGAACTCCTGCTGCTTCTCCGGCGAGAGCGATCCGGCGAAGATCACCTCATGCGGTCCATTCTTGAACCGCACCTGGTGGTCATCCGTAGTGCCCTCGATGAACTTGTTGGCTAGCTCGCGCGCTTGTTCCTCACCCAAGTCCGGGTTGATCTTCCTGATGTTCTGGAATGTCTCCTCGATCAGGTCCTCATTGCCAGTTACCGGCTGCCATTGCCCCGGCGCGTAGCCGTCAGTACTGGCCTTAGGCGCAATCTCTGGCGCAGCAGGTGGAGGCGGAGCGACCACTGTGCGCTGCTCCGGCGTCTGCGCGTGCGTACCGGCCTCCGGCGCGCGAGTCGGCTGCTTCTCCTCCGGCTCCTGCCAACCATTCTTCGCCAATTCGTCATCGAGGAATTGGTCATAGTCGCCTTTGAGGAAGTTCTCCACAAAGTCGTCCTCAGAGATTGACTTGGGAGTGATATAGCACATGCATTGCGGGTGCGGTCGGGCGGGCACCTTATCGGATGGGAATGGTGACTCGGCTGCCACAGTATTGCAGATATCCGGCTTGGGGTGCGCCTTTGATAGGTTCCATTCCACAGCAGTGACCC